TTAATACTTATTATTGTCATTAATATGAATCTGTAGTCTATCTAAAGGTTCGCCTAATATTCCAGCAAAGCTATCGTACCCAGCAACTGAACCATTATCAGCACATGTGCCTAGATAACCAGTACGTTGTGCAGTTTGTGAACGGTAGTAAGCTTGCTGGTAAGTCTCACCTTTTGGAGTTGTATAGTACATTTGAACACCGTCGATTGTGTGACCTTTAATACCAGCTACACCATTGACTGTGTCGTTCTTGTCGCCTTTGTGTACCCATGGTAGCCAGCCATCTTCTTTAGTGTGAACACGGTATTTGATTGAACCATGATTTACTTTGATGTAAAGCATGTCGTGTTTACTATTAGGAACACCAGCAAAGCCATTTGACCCAGAGCTAAAATCTTTAACTGGACTTAACCATTGTTTGCCTTTTTGATGCAAGGCATAGGTTACGTGAACGGCTTTCTTATTTGCTGGTTCACTTGGCTTAGGAGTTGGCGTAGGCGTTGGATTTACGTTGTTGCCCGATGAACTAAAGCCATATTTAACATCGTGTGCAAATTGAGCCTTAGTAATACCATGAGTTGCTAGATAGCCGTAAGGATCAGTGTGGTCACCCCAAACGTTATTAGTAACCCAGAGATGTGACTTAACACCACGCCATGCGCTACTATCTACCGTGGTTGGAATGCCATATTTAACAGCACTGGAATGTAGTAAGTTAACATACGTCACGTAATCCTTACGGAACTCTGCTTGATCATACGTTTGTGCAAGTTCAATCTGAACTGGTGCGTTTGCATTAGCCCATGAACCAGCCCCCCACGCTTGGTACCCCTCGGCACCAACTCGGTAAATCTTGCCACCATCACTAACAACGTACTGGACGTAAGCAGTAGTGTTAGACCATTCACGATTTTCATAAATTGCTACATTTTTAGCAGGAGCATATACTGCTGTAGCATGTGCAATGATTACGTTATTGCTTGTTCGTAACGATGACCCTTGGTTTGAACTCAAAGCATAATCATTGTTAACAGTAGCTGCACTTACTTTATAAGTAAATGTTGTTCCAATAAAAAAAGCCATTGCAATCGCAACAACCCATTTTAATCTATTTAATTTTTTCATCTGGTTCTCCTTTTTGGTTGCTAACAGTAGTTACATCGCTAACCACTCCCAGCATTCCTAGGATTGTTAATACTGTGTTAATAATGCCTACAACACCACTCCAATTGATCGGGTAGGTAAAACCAAAAACAACCATTATCTGTTGGATTAATACAATTCCTAGACTAATCAATCCTGCCCATAGCTTCCCATCATGCCAATCGATGTTTTTTGCTTTTTCCTTAACATTCTTCATTAGTAACTACCTCCCGTTATTTTGTCATGTAAGTCCTTAATTCGTTCGTGGTGGCGGTCTAACCGCCGATCATGCTCGTCTAATCGCTTATCTAACTCCGCAATACTAATCCTTATTTCTCTCAGATTATCATTGAGTGTTTTAAAATTTCTGTTTAAATCTTTTATGTCGTCCTGAAATGAGCCAAAAACGATGTACTTAAAAAGCAGACTAACCACGCCTGCCATAAAAACAATAATAGTTGTAATCGATGCCCATTCTCCCCAAGACAATCCTAACAACATGTGCAATCTTACACCTTCTTTCTTTTAAATCGTTAGATTATTTATTCAGTACTTTTAACAGAACCTGATTCTAGGCTATCAGATAAGTTATCGGCTACTGTTTGAAAATCATTCCGATCTTTTCGTACTTCAGCCTTATTCTTTTCGTATAAGTCTTGGTCTGTAATTTGCGTTGACACCGATGTATATGATAGTCCTTTAGATACTACAGTTGAGAATGTTGCTACCTGTACACCATTAATCGTTGATGCACCAGTTAATGAGATACTTTGATTAGTTGATAATGCCATGTTTATTCCTCCTATTTACTTTGTTCTGATAGCACAATTTTGCACGATGCTAGTTCTACTTCTAATTGGTTAACACGAGCCGCACGGCTAGATGCTAATTCTTGTAGAATTTTATTGTTGCGTTGTTCTATCTCTAATTGACTTTTTAATTCTTCAACTTCATTTTGTTCGGTCTTATTATTTTCCATTAATTTGTCCTCCTAGGTTCTCAATCAGCTTATTTCCAATAGTATTTTTTAAATCAGAAAAATTAGTTTTTAAGAAGTCTTCTTCACTCAATAAAATAAAACCTTCTGTATGTGTTCCATCTGGAAAAGAACCTGTGTAACCGATTTTCCGTTCAGTTGAACCATTCCCTAAATCATCATTATTAGCAAGAGTGATTGTTGTTATCTGTAAGCTATTCATTTGTTTGCTCCTTCCAATTTGCTTAATCTCAACTCATATTCATTTACTTTGTCGTTTAATCTTCTAATCACCGATAAGAGTGGAACCCATGCTCTATCATATTGAATACCCTCTATTTCATGGTTTTTGCCATAATCAATAAACATCTCTAATCCTGCGTCTCGCATCTGTTCGGCAATCAAACCATAATGTTCCTTTATAGAAATTTTCTCTCGATCTTCTCCCGTAGTTAATTGATCTGCGTACATATCCACTGCATGTTTATCATTCCATGTAGCCATGTGAACATTTAGCAATCTATCACCCAACGTTTTTTCGAGTTCCGGATTTTTAATATTATATTTGTACTTTGAAGCAGAAGTGGTGCGCATAAGACGGCCTGAGTCTGCTATGCGTACATTACTGGAATTACTTGATGTAGAACTATAAATAAAATCGCTTAACACCGCTTCGCTTCCAGCATAAGACCCAACTTGGAAACCGTAGTGGTCACCGTTATTGCCAATTTGTAGACGTAATTCTCCATCGCTTGGCCCAATATACTTAGCAAGCACACTAGGAGTTTGAACTTGCGAAGTTTGTAAAATGTTACCTAAATAAGATTTATTACCTAACATAGAAGTGTAATAAAAACCGGTCGGATCGGAATAAGTACGCTGTGCTACGGTTGTACCATCCTGTTTGTAAAGATCCATTTTCAAATAGCCTGGTGCTACTTCCGTCCATTGTGCATTATCGATTCCAGATTGAAATACTAGGCTGTCATTCATACCGCCCCATTGGCCGTTAACATAGGTTTGCATACGTCCCTCAGACTGTATAACACCATGGTTAAAGGTCAATGTTCCTTTGTTCTTCTTTGGTAAGAACAAAGAAGTTGGTTGCGTGTAATCAAAATCTTCGGTAAATGTTCCGTTTAATCCAAGATTGAGCTGAGGAGTGGTCAACGTACTTGTATTCAAAATGACAGACGTCAACGTTTTAGTGTTAATACCGTTGGCAATTAAGTCGTCAACATTGATCTTGTTAGCCGTAATACTGTTTTCAACTAATTTATTACCATTAAGACTGTTAATTTTAGCGTCATCAATACTTGCGTTCGCAATCTTAGCATTATTAATTGCTCCATCTGCAATCTGTGCTGTATTGATAGCTGCGTTTGCGATTTTGGCTGTACCAATAGTTCCGTCTAAAATGCTTGTCTTACCATTAATAATAGTTTGAGCCGTATCCATCAAAATAGTATTACCATTCATGTTGAAGGTAGATGTGGATCCATCCGCATTCTTAACGCCTAAATGAATATTATTAATAGAAGCCGTAATATCTGTTACTGTTGCTAAATCCTCTGGTGCTGGCGTCCAATTTACCTCTTTTGAAGACTCAGAGATAATAAAGTTAGATATCTTAACAACACCGTCAGCATTATCTAGCTGCAAATTAATAGCAACCTGTGACTTAGACACCTTGTATGTCTTAACAATATGTTGAACTGATGTGCTTAATGGGGCTGATTGTGTTAATTCCTCCCAATAACCGCCAACATTAGAGATTGCTGGGAAAACTAGCTTAAATGTACCATTAGAAGTTGAAGATACAATATCCATAGCTAAAGTAATGGTAGTTCCGGCACTGATTGAATGAGCAAAATTATAAGCAGTTACTGACTGATTTGCTAGGCCATTACCAATAAGCGTGAATGCTGTTGCTGTTCCTAGTGCTAGGTTACGATTGCTTATCGTCATGTTGTTGACTGTACTAATCACTTCTTGAGCTTTCTGTTTAGCAGCAGTTGCATCCACTTTTGCTTGAGTGGCTGATGCTTTAGCTTCTTCACCAGCTTCTTGTGCTTTCTCGCCAGCTTCCTTTGCATCGCTTCCAGATTTTTTAGCATCATCTGCTACTTGTTGAACCATATTTACAAATGCTTGAGAGGAGTTCTTATCTACCATAGCAAATGCTGTAAATACACTATCCAAAGTGTCTCTGTCTACAGTTGAAGTTCTATTCATTTCTTTGAACAATGGAGTTACAAAATTAGTTAAATTGCTCAAAGCAGAATTCAACTCAGTGGTTGGTATACCAGCAGATTGTAGCTGTGATACGTCAATTGCATAGAGCTTTAAATCTTTATCATATTCTTGTTTTAATTTTAATTTTTCGCTAGGAGTAAGCTTGTTATCACTATTAATGTCATTTACATTTCCCGCTACTTCGTTTGCTGTATCTTGTGCATTTTCACCAATACGAGTGCTATCGTCAATGCTTATACTGCCTTGTCCAATTGAACTCATGCTACGTTTTCCTCCTCTCCACTAGTATCTTTGTCAATATAGTTCTTTTTATCACCACTATCATCACGTACATTTAAACGAGTTTTAAAAAGTGTTCTGTGTAAGTAATTAACATCATGTTCCGTTGTCAACATGGCAAAACCTTGTAGTACATACGGACCTTCTTTATCGTGGTAGTAACCGATTGTTTCAGGTTCAAAATAGTTCTCTACCCATTTGTCGCCAAACGTTTCAATCAAGTTTTCACGATGAAAAACTTCTGATTCAGTAACTACATTAATACAACTAAGAATTCGTGGGTCTTTCTTGTTCGCGTCACCTGAATTAATAAACATATACGGGAAGTAGATGTCATTTGATTGCATGGTGTTAAAGTTAGGTTCCGTACTAGCTACAGGATTGAATCCAAATTGTTGGATTTTAAAACTATAAATAGGATTCCATTTACCAGCAAGTAAATCGTCAACTCTTAATACTTCTACCGGTCCACTAGCCATTACAGATAAAACCCAACCTTGTTCGAAATCACAAGCAATTCGTCTAAACCAATGTCCATCTAATACCGGCATTTCAGCGATAACCTCTACTCCGTTACCTTGGTTTACAACCGCATTAGGTACCCATTTAAACCTACCTAAGGAAATATTGCCACCTGCCGTATTGGTCGATAAGGTCCATATCTCTGGCACACCATCGACTAAATGTGCTCCAAAACTACTACCGTGACCACCACCCTGTACAATCATTGAATCCACGTAAGTCCCATCTAATTTAAAACGATGATATTTAGTATCATCAGCATTAGAACGGTTACCTTGTCCTTTTGTGCCCTCTGTATAAGCAACCGAGGTAATCAACATCTGATTAACTTCATCGTACCATTGGTACTGGAATGCGCCTGCAATGGCATCACCCCAATGATCTTTTGGTAAATCCACCCGTTTTTGTCGAAAAAAAGAGAGTTATCAATACTGATTGACAACTCTGCTTCGGTTTTTAAGTAGTCTCCTTCAATAGTGCAGGTTATATTACCTACGTCCCCATCATCAAGAGTTACCTGATAACCATCATCTTTATGTTTTTCTTCCCAAATTAAGTCATGAACACCAGTTACGGTATTAGTTTTAGTCCAGATAAAAGCTGATTGACTCAGGTAGCTAGTTAAATTGGTACCGTCTACAAACACTCTAGCAATGATTGTTTTACTGCTATCTTCCTTGCTCCAGCTCTTTCCAGTTGGTGTAATTAACTGTACAGATGCCGTCTTTGTACCATTGCGTAGATCATTAATCAATTCTCTAACGTTGTTATTAATATCATTCTGTATTTGTTGAATAATACTAGGAGTTATAACCTGTAAGGTTGCAAACTCACCTACGATAACTTTATTTTGGTTAGGGTCAGCCTGTGAGATTGTTCGCTGAATTACACGGCTCTTTACACCTGCTTCTGGTACCATTTTCGGGTCTAAAATTCGAATTGTATCGCCCAATCCAGCCGTAAAATTATTACTTAAAGTAATCTCATAATTAATACGTGGATGATTAAACTTTGGTAGAACTTGAGTTTTAGCCCAATCCTTTAAAGAACTCAAATTAGCGATAGTACTTGATTGTACCGTACCTTCTAGGAACTTAGCACCATCAATATTTAAAACGCCAGATGAATACAAATTATTAGCTTCCTCATCTTCTACATATCCTTTCCCACCGTTAACGGATTCAATCCCTGTACCGTCAACATTGTAAGGATACAAACGGGTGATTAAATTGGCATCCGTTGTTTTGCGCTTCATATCAATTAAATCATCACCAAAACGAATTGTACGGCCTTCGTCAACTCCCAATTCATTAACAAAGTCGATTCTTTTTTCAACAATTTGACCAGCACTATTAAAAAGTACATAAGCGTCAATCTCACAATTGAAAGCCTTACAAATGTTTTGTAATTGTGATTGAGCATTATCCATACCACTAATCGTAATGCCTAAAGCATCTCCAGAATAATCAATTTCACCTGGTACCCAGCCTGTTCCCTCTAAAAGAGCTCCTACAACTTGCTTTAAATAAACATCTCCAGCGCCATCATGCCAACTCGGATCATCATTATTCCATGCGTTTGTTTTTGTATGAAGCATGTCCCAAATAGATAAGTTGATACCAATAGCACTCTTGTAGTGAACTCCGCTTGGTGTGAATCCATCATCAATATCAGTTAGCCTCATAACATACCAACGATTGTTAGTCGGGTCTTGGTAAGCAAGAGAACTACCAATAACTATTTTATCTGTGTCTGGATAACCATAAGGAATATTAATGGAATTAAGTGTATGATTCCAATTCTTTTGGTTAGTTTGTTCTGTCCCAATATTATAGCTAACGGGCACATCTGAGGGCGTAATATCGGCGTCTTGGTCCGCAATTTGAATGCTTACTTCGTCGCCCCAAAATGGGGTCCCACCTTCATTAGAGAGCGAACCAATCCTTTCAAGATTTCTATCTAAAATTACATACAACTAAAAGTCCTCCTTTCTTATAGATAAGTTGGTCGATAGGTCATTTCAACATCGACCTCTTTTAGGTCTACATTAAAGCCGATCACCTCCGATTGACCGCCCCAAAGTGAGGGATATGTTGAGCCTAATGAAACTCTTTTTTCTAAAGAATCAACCGCACCACCATGGATTAACGTAGTTTCATTACGTTCACAATCAATCACAACAGTTTCTCCTGCATGAACAACTGGGTGAGGTTCATCACCGTTACCATCATCTAGTATTTCTTTGACAGAATAACTTGTAATAGAGTTCCAGCCATAGTTGTATTCCTTATTAACCTTTCCAGTCTCAGGATTGAGTTTATCTTCGGTGATATTAGTTTTTTTTGCGTGCCATGCAATGGTAGCAAGGTCGAAGTCTTGATCTTTACTAAGATTAATAACTTTATTTTTAATAATGTAGTTATCTGTCTTACCATTATTACTATTGCATTTCCACAAACTAACCCATATCTTTAATCCAACTTTCCTAATTCGGCACTGAATAAACCCTTGATTGAAGAAAGAAGTATTGTTGAAATTTTCAATATTTAAGTTTGATTGATAATAGTTTACATCGGTCTTCCCTTTGCCTTTACCACCTTTAGTTTTTTTGCTACTACTATGCCCGTTTTTTACGATGGTAACGTGATCAGTATAGTTTTTCCCATTGTGCCAGTCTTTGTATCCTTTATATACTTGAATAGATTTGCCCTCTGGTCCAATGTTTATTTCTCCTAGGGTCGCTCTTCCCTGTGAAGCATCTTGCATGAATACTTTAAAAATACATTTGCCATTTGAATCCACTCCATAAACTTCATTGCCAGAAATAGCACGGCTATAATGTTTCATGTGATTAATTCTAAATGTCGTTTCGAAATTCTTAACTGTTCTTGGCAACCCTTGGTGCATAATCAATGGACCATACATTTTTCCATCTGTATGTTTTAGAGGATCACCATAGTCGTACATTGTGCTAGTGTTATTTGGTCGACGTGTTACAGAAATAGAATTGTCATTACTCATTACAGAACCATCGATCACCCCATTAATCCCAAAATTAATTTGTGAGATATCTGTAATGTTTGTCCAAGTTATAAGGCCATTACAAGGATCGTTAACCAGCACAGGTTCTTTATCAATGATATTACCCTGTTCATCGGCAGTCTGATCATAACCAACATCAACGTATTTTGTGGAATCTGAACCATAAGCAACACCGATTTCTTCCATGTCCTTTTTTGGAGTAATTCTAAATATTGGATAAATTTCACCAGTTCCTTCTGGAGTATATTCGAACATGCTATCCGTAATTTTAACGGTAACTGGGTCTTTATAACCTTTGGGATCATCCGCAGTAAAAGTTAGAGTTAATTGTGAATCGTTGGTTCCAACTGAAATTTGTGTAGCTTCTGGTAAAGCAGTAAACGTTCCATAATAAGTTACGTCTGGCATAGTTCCAAAACGCATCGGAAATGAAACACCTTGTTCTGCTCTACGCGTAAATGCTCGTGTGATGTTAATTAGTGTTTCCATGTGTTCTTCCTCAGATGAGGTTTGGAACGAAACTGTAATTTGCCAAGTCTTAGCACCATAAGCGTTACCTTGTGGTATTTCCCCATAACGTCCAGGAACTGATTGGGAGCTATGAGCTATCGTAGTTCCAGTTGGCCAGTTAATATGACCAACAACCAACCCTAAATCTTCATAAGCTCTGATCCCATCAAATTCAAATGAATGTTTTGCTAAAGGCAATTCTTCTGCCATATTAAATTAGTCCTTTCCCTAAGTTACTTAGATAATTTGCTTTGTCTGTCTCTCTCTTATTAGCATTGTGAATGCTTTGATCAGTAAGCGCAGTATTGTAGACAGCTTGAACAACTTCGTTAAGCTTACCAATGGTATCTTTTAATAGTGCTTTAATTTCTGTTAAGTCATGTGAACTTGTTAAGTGGTTGTCTCCATTTGCTAGCCTATCTGGGTTGTTTTTAGCCATGTGCACAACGGTTTCGCCTAATAACTGGTTAGCTCTATCAGAACGCGTCATAGATAGTGGGATAGCCATTTCAGGGCCTGCTTCACCAAAGACAGATGGAGTATTAGCGATTCCACCATTAGCATAGCCATGTCCGTTACCAAGGAAACTTAGTCCGCTACCATACCGATGCTTTGCGTAGTTTAAGCCAGCTAAAATATTGTCATATCCATTCCAGATATTATTATGACCGCTTAAGTGATAGGCACTAAATGTCCCAGGTTTAACTTGCATCAATCCTTCTGCGTGTCCGTCAGCTAAACCATCAGTACCACCCATAGCTTTAGGGTTACCACTAGATTCAGTATTAATCTGCCGTAACACTCGACTAACCATACTTGCGCTGGTTGAGAGTCCAAGCTTGCTCAATGCACTTTTAACGTCAGACTTCCAACGCTGTACACCAGCTCCACCTGGATCACCAGTACCGCTTCCACCATCGCCGCCAAACATGCTGGCGATCTTACTAATGGTCTTCCAGAATCCACCGCCAACTTGCTTCTTAATCATCTTTTGGAGTGAGTTATTAGTATCACTGTCGGTATCAGAGCCTTTATCTTTACCATGTTGCTTAGTAATATCCAGCCAGCCTTTGGTACTCATACCACTTCTGCCCCAAACGGAACCACCGTTTGTTAAGCCAACGTGTAAATGAGGCCCAGTTCCAAGTCCTGAATGTCCGAGTTTACCTAAAACATCACCAGTCTTAACATGCTGTCCTTTGTGGACCTTAACATCTTTTGCGTTACCAAATTCTTGATAAATAATTTCTTTACCGGTCGAATCTCTTGTAACAATGTTATAACCAACAGGACCCCAGCCAGTGGGAGCGCCACCAACACGGATAACCGTACCACCGTGCATAGCATGGAATGCAGTTCCTACACTTGCAGAAAAATCATTACCATCATGAACACCACCACCACGAGGTGAACCAAAACTATCAGTATGTGACCAGCCACTACCTGGTGATTGCCAGCCTCCACCGTATGAACCACTACCATCTCCGCTTAAGCTAACCATATCCCAGAGGTTGCTCCACCAGTTACCGGCAGCCTTTTTAACGAAATCGAAACCACCTTTAACCATAGTTGGGAAGAATCCTTTAGCGCCACCTTTAGAGAACGGCATAATCTTAGTTAAAGCTTTAGCTGGGTCAGCTACAATTTCAGTTCCAACCTTCCAAAGTTGTTGTAGACTTCCAGCAATCTTAGAAACGACCTTTTTAGTGCTATCCCATAAGCCACTAAAGAACGAACCTATTCCACCATCTTTAAAGTGAGTTAAGCCTAGCATTGGAGCTAGTCTAGCTGAATCTGTGGCATTTGCTACTTCATCACCTGGGAACAATACTGTTTGAGCGTTCTTTTCCTTCATGTATTCAACGTTTCCGGTTGATTTGCGGAAAATTAGCTCTGGATTGTTTGCCCCTGCTTCGTCATTAACAACCGCTGGTGTAATCTGGTTAATCGCACGTCTAAAGCTTGTAGAACCTAATGAACCAGTACCAGTTGCAAAGTGGACCTCGCCAATTGGTTTAATAGTTTGTTTCTTACCGCCAAAGGTATGGATGACCGTATTAATGCCACCTACACCTTTGTTGATAACTCCAATAACAGCATTAAGACCATCGGAAGCCATCTTTTTCATTTCATCCCACAAACCACTGAAGATATTCTTAACGCCTTTAACAAGTCCATTCCAGCCAGATTTGAATTTATCACCAAAACTTCCTAGAGTGTCCATAGCTCCAGAAGTCCAGTTACTAAAAGTCTTGCTTAATTTATTAGTTATTCCGTGGAAAAAGTCATGAACACCATTCCACATATTTTCCCACTTTTTACCGAACCAACTCTTGAAACCAGTCCATGTTTTTGAGATTGCACTAGTCCAAGATTTGAAAACTTTAGCAACCTTTTTAAAAATACCAGCATAAAAGTCATGAATAAAATCCCAGTATGAATTCCAAGCTTTTTGAATAATTTGCTAAACGAGTTCCAATATTTCGAGATTGCTTTAGCCCAAGATTCGAAAATTTTGTGAATGCCATTAAAAATATTAGAAAAGAATTTATTAACTGATTTCCATGTATTATTCCAGGCTTTTTGAATGACTTTCCAAATGATGAAAAGCTTTTTTTCATATTGCTAAAGAACTTTTTAATTCCCTTAAGAGCCTTTTTAGTGAAATTGGAAACAGCTTTTGCAATGCCATTAACAAACTTTCTAAATTTCTTATTGTGCTTATATAACGCAACTAAGGCAATACTTACACCAATTACAGCTGCGGCAAGTGCTACAAATGGATTTGCTACCATCACTGCTGTTAATTTAACAAACCCACTCTTTACAAGGCTCAACCCTTTTCCTAAAAGTTGTAATGGAGCATAAGATTTCTTTAGTAATCCCATACCTTCACCAACTTTAGTTATAGCCGACCCAAACTTTAAAACTTTTGAAGTAATAAAATGCCTGCCAGAACTTTACCAAGGGTTTCTAACCTTTTTTTATGCTTAGAAAGCTCACCTAACGCACCAGACAAGCCTTTAACTGCCTTACTATGCCCAGCCATGCTTGCTAAGGGTTTAACTACTGCACTTAAACCACCAATTAATCCCTTAAAGAATCCACTACCGATAGTTCCAATAATCTTAATTGAACTCCATAAGCCTTTAAAAAAGCCAATGATATCTTTAGCATGTTTAGCAATCGTGTTAGCTAAGCTAGTAATCGTATTTGAAATTGATTTAAAATCTTGCTGGAATTAAATCCACCTTTGAAATTCAATGCTTTCGAAAAGGCGTCAGTAATTGTGCCAAACCCTCTAGATGCAACACCACCCAATTCAGAAAATTGTTTTTCTGTATTCTTATCAGAAACCCATTTAGAAATAGTGCCTAAGAATGGATTTCTCATTTTAAGAAGTGGCGTTGTAAACGCGCTTAATAATGCTGGAACACGTGCGTTAACTGTTCTGTTCATCCCATCAAATGTCTTACCAAAATTAGCAGTTGCACCAGAATATTTCTTCTGCATGTTATCCATGACTTTTTGCATAGTTTTCGATGATACTTCTCCATTTGAGATCATATCATTAAGCTGTTTCATGGATAGATTATGGTTACCGGAAATCTTCTGTTCGGTTTTTAGTAACTCAGTTCTGATTTTAGGAAAGACATTAACAAACGACATCATATCTTGTTGACTAACTTTTCCGTTCGCCATCATTTGAGAGTATTGCGTAGAGAAGTTTTTAACTTCATCATCCGTTTTACCAAAGGCATCTTGAAGGGTTAAAACATCAGTAGTTAATTGCTTGGTTGTCTTACTGGAATCACTAATCGAGTAAAACTTCTGGTTTAAGTCGTTAACCATGTCAGTTGAGTTAGCAAAAGAAGCCGCCATGTCATTAGTCATGTCGACCATTTTCTTACCTTCTTTGGCATTTCCTGTTAAGGTCAGCCAAGAAGCGTTCATGGTTTGCTGTGCCTTAGCATATTCCATAGAATTAGACCACATATCATGTAGTTTTATCGAAATTGCTCCTAATGCACTAGTGAAAGCACTACTAACAATATTCGCGGCAAACACACCCTTAAAGATTGAGTGAGTTTCTTTACCTTCTTTTTTTAATCCACTAAAAGACCTTCTTAACCGTTGAATAGGAGATGGGTTTAACTCTTTGATTGATTTATCAAACTTAGAAACAGAAGATTTAGACTCTGCCATAGAAGTTTTAAGTTTTTCTACAGCTATTCTCTGTTTGTTGATAGCACTTGCACTGCCGTTATTCTTTTCTAAGTCTTTAAGGAGTGCTTCTTCTTTCTTCAAAGCTTTACTAGTATCATCAATAGACTTACGAGCGTTGTCTCGTTTCTCCTTAAGAGCCTGTTCATGCTTACCTTCGGCTTCTAAACGATCCGATACAGCTTTTGATAACGAGTTACGTTGACGCATAGATGAATTAAGGCTGTTGATGCCACTTTCTTCACGTTTTAAAGCTTCATAAGCGCGTTGTTGTTGCGCTTCCATGGACTTTAAGGCTGTGGTAGCTTTATCTAAGTCATTACCATATTTTACAGCCTGCTTAGCCCCATCTTGAGTGGTCTGGTCTAAATCTTTCATCTTCTCTTGAAGAACTTCTATACGCTTTCGTTCAGCTTCTATAGATTTTCCAAGACCCTCATACTTGGCTTCACTAGCTTTCAGATAATCACCACTAGACTTGAGTTGTGCTTCTTGAGCTTTCCAAGCCGATGTAGAGCTTTTAACAGCTTTGGTTAAAGAGTTAATACTATTTGAAGCCTTAAGGGTTTCTAAGGCGACGGATGTACTCATAACCGAATCAATCTTGCTTGCCATATATTTTTATCCTCCTTTCTTTAAGAATTTTGTTTATAGATTTCCATTGAATCCACCATTTGGTCCTCTGGTGCTTTAGCATTTATTACTTCTAAAAACTCAAAATAATCTTGTCCGTCTATATCTTTTGGCAATAAATGATATTCCGTCAGCATTTTTTTATAAAAGTAGTTCATGTTATCAATGGAACGCTCTTTTTTAAAAATCTCTATTCGGATTTGTCGGAGGCGCTCTGTTCTGCTAAAGGGTCTTCTAGTTCTTCTTGTTCTTCTTTCACACTTTCACGTAGTTTTTGAATATCTTTATCGGTAGCACCTTGGAAACGTGCGGTAGCTTCACCAATTGCAAACGACAACTCTTGTGGGTCTAGTTCTTCTTCCGCCTTTTCAATTTGTTTATCGCTTAGCTTTAAGAAGTCTTTAAAGAAACGTTCAATTTCATTCAATAATTCTGTTTCGTGTTCTAGTTGTTCAATTTCAGTCATATCGTCTGAATGGTCGTCTTGTAACTTAAGTAAAGTCAATTGAATTGCGTTAATTAGTTTTGTGTTTGCTACACTTTGAGCAACTTTGACAGCCTTCTTCATGCCTAATTCTTTAATTTTGATGTTTACAATTTTCATAGCTTTGTTTTCTCCTTAAATTAAAAGCCCGCCCCTTACGGTATTGTTTACTTTCTCAGGCGAGCTATAGTTATTTATTCAGCTTTTAATAGCGCCCCGTTTACTTCAGGGGTAACACTTGCCCCTGTTGGGGCTTCTATTTTGACGCTGGGGCTACGTAACCTGCAAATACTTGTTGCTTCATCTTAGTTTCATCGAATGCTTTTGAAACATCAGAATACATAGCAAGCATTTCACCATCAAATTCTGGTGTAGACAATGCTTGATAAGTTAAGGCATCAGTTGCCATCGTTTCAGCGTTAGTATCAGTTCCGTTATTAATTGAAGCTTGTGTCATTGATCCGTTACCGAATCCGTAATAAACTTTGTTCATGCGGTCAATAGATTCGCTTTCAATAAGCATTGCAACTGACGGATGCTTACCAGATTCAATCCAAGCTCCTGTATCTGGGTCTTGCTTACGTCCAACAATCTTTTGTGTGACTTCAAATGGTAATTTGTTGAAGTCTAGTGCTACTTGTGGCGCTCCCTTAGGTGTTGAAACGAATACAGCTGCGTTATTACCGTAATTAATAGTTCCGGTTGATTGAATATTCGTAATATTAGCTGTTTTAGTACCCCACATTTGTGTTGTAACTGGTAGCAATCCGTTTTCTGATAATCCATTTTCTCCTGTAAGAATTTTCCCTGTTTCAGAATCTTTGAGTGCTAGTGTTACTAGCTTTAAACCTACTGTAGCCATTAATAACTACCTCCTATATAATTTTTTGAGTAAAATAAAAGACCTTGACTAGTTGTTTAGTGTCAGGGTCTGCATAAATTGGCTTTGAATCGTCTATTTTCCAACCGTTCTTTAAAAACAGTTGCATAATTTTAATGTCGTTCTTTTGAATTGAATCTTTGAATTGATACTTGAAGAATATTTGTACCTGAACAGCGTTCTCAATTCCATTAAACACGTTATTACCATATTGAATTGGTTCTTCTCTGATTGAAGTGACCAAAGCAATGGTTCTGCTAGTATCATCTTGAGCACTCTTTGGTAAATAATTAACGTAGCATTCAGAGAGCCAATCGTAGTTAGCTTGATCAAGAATATTCTTAACCTCTAGTACGGAATTATCCAATATTAAACCTCCCTGTGCTTATTAATAATCTTCTGATACTCCTCCTTTTCAGCCTCTAGCACCTTTGGCATTACTCGTTCTCTAAGGTTCGTGATGAAATGGTCACCAACATAGTACTTAGTGCCATCATTTAACCGCCTAGCATTGCTAGCATGGTAGTGATCGAACCCAACAATACTAGTGCCATCTTTGATGTTGTCAATATTGGTTCCTTTCATCACAACTGAATCTGCCATGTGTCCAAAAACTTTATCATCATGTCCAGAATAGTGTTTCTCGCGTGTCTCACGTTCTAGTTCTTTTTTAAAAACCTTAGCACCAGCTTTAGTTATCTTAGCTTTATCACTGGTAGACATGTTTGTAGATATCTTTTTGACTTGTTTAAGCCACTGTTCCATAAAATCAACGTAATCGATGTTAAGCACCTGCCTTCTTTATTTTCTTAAGAGTGATGAAGTCGTAGGCGAAAGTTTGATTAGTATCATCTGTACTGATTGAGACAATATCATAAAATTCATCACGATATTTAGCCTCGTAACTTTCATTGACTTTAGGATTATGACGAATAACCACAATAATAGTATCTTCCAGTTCCGTTTTCATGATTTGATATTGTTGATTGAGTGTTCTAGTCCTTGGAGCGCACCATAGACTTAACTCGGATGTAAGTGTCGGAACATAAAAGTTACCAGATTTGTCTAATTTATCTTTTGTCTTTCTAAAAGTAATTTTGTGGTTAAAATCAGATGGTTTGAGTTTCATTGTTGCCATCATCATCACTGCCCTTCTTCATGTCTATAGCAACCTTAGCTGATAGATGGATAATCACCATTTGATACCCTTTAGATGTTCCATTAGTCAACTCACGGTCGTAATACATCGACGTAGCTAGGTTTTTGGTAGCCAAGTCAAACAATTTTGGATACTTCATTTCAAGTTGTTCAGTTGTTAGATCATCGGTTACGCTATCGGTTACAATCTCTTTTGCATAATCAATTAAGTTTTGAACGGTTAGCTTTTCTGTGTCATCAATATCAATGTGGAGCTCGTCCATTAGTGCTTCAGCTGTCACAGCCATGTTGGACACCTCCTATTTTTATTTTGTTTCTGGAACTGTAAATGCTGGAACATCAACTTTATCAGATGTTTGTGTACCGTCCGTGTAAGCAAGTTGATAATCACCAGCAGCAACTTGCTTACCACCTTCTAAACCAGTGATTTCTACTTGTTTGGTGCCAACGCCACCAGTGGCAACCTTAGCACCAGACTTATCGTAAACCACTAGCGATTGTTTACTTCTATCTGCCATTATTTAAGCCATCTCCTTTATTAATCTGCGCTTAGTAAAGCCCCTGTTTCAGTAGGGACAACGTTAGCCCCACTAGGGGCGTCTATTTTGACGGTGTACCAGCACTAGCACCAGCGCCGACTGTAATAAAGTAACCAGCGTTTGAATCAGCAACTTCAACGTCGAACCGCATTACTAGTCCCAGATATTGACCGTATACTTCGTTCTTTTCCCAAGTGATTTGAGTATCCACACGATTGATATACAAAATTGATCGCTTTAAATCGCCAACCCAAATGTGACTTTCACCCACTTTACCCAGTAATTCGTCATTAACTATAACAACTTGTTTACCAAACAAAGTAATTCCAGAGGCAGCAGTAATACTTTCCTGTAATAGGTAACGTCCTTCTTTATCCTTCAATGTATCAAGCACTTGATAAGCTGATTGTGAAACAACGATTGATTTTTCATAAGCAGGGTCTAGATCAACATTAAGCACATGCTTTAAATCGTCAGTTAATGTATCTGCCGTGGAACTCTTAGCATTGAATGTAATTAGCTTGTCACCGATTGCTTTGTTAAGCGTATTTAAACGTTGTTCACCAGCGTTACGTTGAATAATTGGCATTAAAGGCACTTTTGTGTCTTGGAGTGATTCTTCTGAAATAGGAATAGCTCCACGATAAGTTGCAATTTTCCAATCTACTTCATCAAATTCAGGCTTAGCTAAAGCTGGATTTTCTTTAAGTTCTTCCACTGAATTCATCACAGCAGTGGCACGTTTTAAAATTGGATAAGTACCAGAAGCAGTCGTAGCAGGCGTCTTAGTAACTAGTTTAGATAAATCATAAACCGAATTAACCTCTGCTTCGGGATTGTAAATAATCTCTTCCGGAACCATTGGCCCAATATCACCAGTCACTAAACCAGTATCTCGGACAGTACCGTGAGAACGAATGTAGCTTTCAATTGAACGTGTACGGTTTTCTTTCTTTTCTTCTTTTTGCTTTGCAGTTAAGTTTGTAGCCATTGTTTTACCACCTTTTTCTTCATTTTGTTTTTTTGCACTAGGTTCATCCTCGGCGACATAGTCATCGTCTGGGTTATCATCAATTTCTTCATCCCTTTTTTCTGGGTCTTGCTTAGTATTTTCAGGCTCATCTTTGGATTTATCCGCTGGTTTATCCGTTTTACCTTTTGGTTTTCCCTCAGGATCACTCTTAGATTCGTCCTTATCTAAATCATTCAAAGCACGGAGCTTAACATTGAGTCCTTCAATATCCTTCTTTAGATTTCTTACCTCATTCATTTTGTTTTCAATATTTTCTGTAGAACTGTCTTCGGCACCCAATAAATCTCTAGTTTCAGAGATCAAACTTTTAAGTTGCCCCGTCTTATCCCGTAATTGCTGTTCTAATTTTTCTTTATTCAAATTAAAAAACCTCCATTTCTGTTAAATCTAAAAGAGACGCGCCTTTTCTCGACGTGTCTCTTCATTAACTTTCTTTAATCCACGACTAACAGCAATGCTAGTCTCTGTGTAAGCGGGTAATGGTGTAATGCTTATCTCGGTCAACTCTCCAATTTGTAAGATTGTATGAACTAATTGACCATTTGTATCTCTACTCCATGAATCATCTTCAATCGTAAATCCAAAAGAACATCCTTCTAAATTTCCATTCTTGATATTAGTGTAAACATCTCTTCCTAGAGTTGTATCTGGAATATCAAGCGTAAATTTAAGCCCGTAATCATCAACCTTTAAAACTAAAGTATCAGCCGATACTCTACCTAAAACGTTGGATAAATCGTGACTATAAAGAGCTAATACATTACTCATATCAACGTTATCAAACATGTTAGGATCACAATACTCAATGAATCCCATATCTTCACTCGGTTGATTAAACACACAAGCGTAACCAGTGACCTGTCCAATAGCAGATGTACTATCATCATTGCTTAAATCCCGTAAGTGCCAATTTTTATTTAAAACACTTCGAACATCATTTTTCGAAGTCATCATCTATCACCCCCTTTCGTTGAAGTAGGGCGATTACTTGTTCACCACTCAAAACAGGAGCTTTTCCACTCGCAAACTTAGCTATCATATCGGCATATTTAGAACCTGTTGGGTCTACAATAGGGTCTAGGTCTGCTTTAACGGGAACCTTAAACTTCTGTTCTAACTCGCTTACAAACGGTTTAATGTAGCGATTAAAACTACTAATAAACATGCTTGTAGACTGATCTAATGAACTTTGCTGGTCACCTTGACCATTTAAATAATTTTCTGGAATTCCAAATACCTTACTAACTTGCGCTCTCGTCCAATCTACATTGTTCAGATATTCAGCTGTCTTAGCGTCAATGGTTGGTAAAGCATCAATAGTAGCTGAACGGTCTAATACAACTGGTTTACCCTGGTTAGCACCAGAATACTGGTCATAGAATCCCTCTCTGATCGATTCCTTGGTTTCTTTAGATATTTTGGCTTCAGGTACTGAAATAGCTAAGCTAGGTGCAATGAAGTTTTTAAGCGTATTAACTGATAATCTACTAGATAGAGATTGAAAAGATAGTTCGTTAATTAGTGCCTGTAGTGGTGATGTTCCAACGTATTGGTAAAGTGAATTACCGGTAACAAAGATACGAAAATGTAATATATCATCAGATCGAATAACTTCACTATTACGTTCATCGTTGTAAGATACCTGATAAGTTAAATCACCATTGTTGTCGCCAAGGATAACTTGAACGTTTGCGTATGGAATTTCTTCAAGTTCTACTGGTATCCCTTTTTTTCTACGAATTGCTACATACGCATTACCAGTAAGCAGCATTTGATTAACAACTGACGTCCAGAATCCATAAGAATTAATTTTGTCATTTGGATGGTTAAATACGTCATTAAATGGGTTGTCCATCACATAATTAATGCTCGCTAATTGAGAACTAATTAAACTGATAACTGAAAAGATATCAGAAGTTCTTAATAGCCGTATCAGCGTTCACAACTGGTTCAGGTATAATTGCATTGCCCGTAACTGTAAACGGCATATAACCGCTTGGTAAGCTTTGTGAGCGAGTGTTTAAACGAGGAAATGGATTAATTGCCATACATTACTCACCTCCCTTCCTGCTTGCTGTAATCCAACTAAGGTAGATTAGAGATAAGCCTAGGACTATCAATCCAACGTATTTGCAAAATAAAAACCCTGCTACAGTAAACGTAGTCAGAGCCATAATCATTAATATTAAACTGATATTTTCTAGTATTAATTGTCCAAACCATCTAATTCGTTTCAATTTTCCACCTCCTAAAAACTAAAGTCGTTCATAAAGTAATCGTTAATTTCGTCTGTTGTTTTATTGTCCCAAATGGACTTAGTTTTAACGTTACTTAATCCGTCAAAGTAATACATTGCTTCATACAAAGCGTCAATTAAGGCGTCTACTGCGTCAATCTTGCTAGTACGCTTGTCTTTATTAATCTTGATACCATTATTTTCTTCGAACAGTAAGGCGTTCTTAAGCGAGTACTGTAAAATTCCATCGTCCAACATTGTAATACGCCCTTGATGTAATTCATCACGGAAAAAACGAGTTGGTTCATTTAAGCTTCTAACGCCTTGATGAACAGGTACACAAACCCATTCGGTATTTTCAACAAGCCTCTTAGTCATTGACGTTTCGTGGTAGAAATCATATAAGAAAGCCTTAACTTGTAAATGGTGCTCATCTACGTAGTTCAGCAACCAATTGCACACTTCATCATCTTCAACGATTCCGTATTGATTTTCAGTAATCTTTCCGAATCCTTTTTCAACTTCTGCACGATAATTAATTCCATCTTGATGTTCTTTAATATTGATATCATTGTTTGAGTTTCTAAGTGGAATAAATGAGAATTGTTCGACATGGAACTTACCTACTCCGTTATCTTCATAAGGATATACAAAAGCGATTGCGTTATCATCACTGAACTGTCCCTTATCATAACCAATGTAGACTGTTCTACCATCAATATTAAACCTCGGAATAACTGCCTTTTCTAAGTCCTCAAGACTAACGTAAGAATTGACTTTAACCTGTAACCAGTTGTTTAAGTTACGATTTTGAAACTCATTAGCAATTCCAGAAGCTATGTGAGCATCTTTATCACTAATCATACGTTTTAAGATAGCACCGTCTTCATCTAGCTCTAGCAAAGGATTGCTCTTAATCCAAGTTTCAGGTTGGTTAATTTCATCTAGGTTATCTTGTTGCCATACCAAACATAAATAACTGTCTTCATCACGAGAATAATCTTTTTTCATAACGTCTTTTAAACGTATCTGATCTTTATAGAATAACGTTTCTGTATTCTCGTAAGACGTAGATATCATTAATAATTGAGCGTTAGGTAAGTGAGATTGCCCTTGAGTGATTTTACCGATATTAGGTTTGTGAGCGTAGCCCCCATCTCCTGCTTCATCAACCACCGCCAAGCGGAAATGGTAACTATCAAATTGACCGGATTCATTAGACAATTGAACTACTTTATTACCAATTGCAGATTTAACGCCCATTTCACCGATATAAGTATCAGTATCACTAAAAATATCCTGTATATCATCTTCGGTATCTTTTAGAATTCTCCCAGATGTTAGCACATAAGCCCATGGCTTTTTCATCTGTGCACCAGTGGGCATTGTGTAACCAATATCTTGATTGGATAATCCAGCACATTCGATTAAGTAGGTGTACCACAACATAATGCTGGCGATATAAGATTTACCGTTAGCACGTGCAACTGATACAATCACACGAGTGTAACGGAAGTTATCGTTATCCTTATATACCCAAGCTTTACTCATACACAAAATTGCTTTCTGCCATAACATTAGTGGCATGGGCTTACCGTGCGCTGGTTCAGGGAAGATAGAAGCGAACCCTAAAATACTACGACACCGTCCTAAATCGTAGCGATAAGGAAAGTCTTCGTCTGGGTCTTCGGCTCTTCTTAAGTCCTGTAGATGTCTAAAACAAGCTAGCTTCATCATCTCACCAGAAACAATCTTGTCATTAACGACTAACCAAGCATAAACAGTTGCTGGGTCACGGTACTTCTCTAATATAGTTGTAAAATCTATCTTTTTAACCGCTTCGGAGACGCTAGCCTCTCCTTTGGATAAATCTACCTTATCAATCATTAGAAGTCGCCAGCCCCCTCTTTAAGCTTTTCAGCAAGTGACTTTTTACCTTTTTTCTTTGGTTCCACCAGTTGCAGCAATTCTGAACGACTTTTCGGGGATAGTCCTAGTTCTGCGCCAGTTTTTATCAAGCTCTTTAAAGCTGAATCATATATAGACGTCATAGGGTTCTTTTTCCACCCCATAAAATCCTTACCTACAATTTTGCCTTCTGAATTTTGCAGGGATTTGTAAATAGGTGTAACTTCACCATTTTCTTTGATATGTTCATAAGCATTACGATATATTTCATATTGTGTCGCGTAAAATTCCACTAAAGACGAATCGATTCTTTGAACTTTTTCCTCACCCTCTAAAAAAGGCACTATTTTGCGCCATACAGCCTTAGCTTGTGCCCCTAGATACTTTGGTGGGTTCTTGGATAAACGGCCGTCATTTCGGTCTTTATAGGGCTTCTGTGGCAAAATAATATCACTCCTTTCTTTTGGGTACCCCCCCTACCTTAAAAATTTAAAAATTGGTAAATTTTGAGAGAACTTTATTGCGTTTCGCTCTTTATCAGAAAGCCTATGGGGCGGGGGTTTGTTGACCTTTTTTGAAATTTTATTTTTTGATTTTTATTTTTAGAAAATTTTTTGGATTTATTTTTGTAATTTAATTTTTCATTTTTAATCTTCACCATCATCTATGACATGACATTCGACCAATCAATCGTTATACAATATGTTGGATAACTAACAATTCCAGTATTCAAGTCTCCATCTTCTTCATAATCAACATTGAATCCATTACTAACAAGATAGTCTATTAATCCAATTAGCATTGAGCCCTGAATCTCATGTTCCCTAATCCTGGTTACTCCTGAATTAGAAGCTTCTTCGATATCTTGTTTAACAATCTCAATAAACTTTTCTGCATTCTTGCTCGACTTGTTCCTTGCTAACGTCAATGCTTCTTCTGAATTCATAGCTTCTCCTTAATTACTTTAATCCACCAGTCCTTACTAACATGTCTTAACTGATTAGGCTTCATACTCTGTTCTAACTTAGTCTTGATGTTATGTTCCTTACGAGATAGTAACCATAGATTACTCATCTCATATCTATCATCACCATTTAGTAACTTTAAAGGGATGATATGATCTACAATAATATCCTTATCATTTAATATGCCTTCACTAACTCCAGATACATACATATCCCTAGCAACTACATAATTACGCACATCCGTCCACCGCTTAGAATGATAGAAGCTGTTGGCTTCTTTATCTCGTTTATATTGGTTATAAAACTTATCTCGCTTGCTATCTTCTGGTGTCCTTATCTTGTTAATCGTATGCTTCCTGCAATACTTTACTTCAAACGGTAATAACTCATGACAACCGACATGATAGCAATGATGCATTTTAATTCCTGCCATATTAATTACCTCCAAAATAAAAAGCCACACAACGATAGCGTCATGTGACCTTAGTTATAAGAATGAGATGGTAAGGATTTGCACCTTACATAACAGACGTTCCCTTTCACACGGTAGTGTAAGTCTAACCGACTGTCTATCTTCTCTCCGAGACAAGGGGACTGAAGAATTAATTAGCGTCTACCTATTCCGCCACATCTCATCTGGTAGTTGTCCCCGATGGTGTCCGAGTAGGACTTATGATGGCCTTTATGTATCTCCGCCATACTCTTTTGTGCTTGCTTATCCGTAGCTACCAACTACGTCAAACATACCAGTAATAAGACTGTAAGGAGTCGAACCTTACAACAAGCTACACGTCTCCTAATAATTTATTTGTCGAAAAGAATCGTGCTTGTTAACCATTTGCCTTACTTGAAAGATTAATTGCTTGCCTTGCTTGTGTAATGATATTCATTTACTAATCTTTCGATAATACTAATATAAACCGTATCCTGTATGCTTTGTGTAACCAATTTGTACTGATTTTGTTACTTTTTAAACACCCTTAAATCTTCAACATCCACAAACGCCCATGCAAATTGTAGTAAAGCTTCATTTAATCTTTTATTTTCATAACCTCGATTGTAACCTGTTAATTCTTCAATTTCCGACCAAGTTAATCGTTTGAAATAACGCAGTTCTAATACGTAGCGATGATCATAATCCAATCCACCACATGATATAATTACCTTGTTTAATATGTCTTTCGCATACACATGTAAAGTAACTTTAGTTTCTGCCCCATTATCAGCACTATGGGATACTGGCATGCCACTAATTACTGGCGATTTAATATCGACAAACACAGTATGTGCCATGTTCTGCAATGTTGGGAATTCTTTTTCAAAAAAACATTTAACTTTTTCTATGGTCTTAACTTCATCTAATTCTGGTAATAATGACACGCCCTCAGCTCCCGTAGTATAATAATATTTGTTGGATACATTGCTACGAAGCGTTCCTCTACGAGGGATGCTTTTTATTTCTTTTGGATTTCAATATCAAATTCCTTAGCTAACTTACTAACATAATCTTTACTACGTTTAATTTTATTAGCGATTTCTTCCCTACTATATCCTTGATACGCTAATTTAATAATCTTGATAGTGTCTTTTTTATGACGATGTTTCGTTTCCAACTTGCGTTGATCCCATCGCCCATCATCAGTTGCTCCCTTGTCTAATAAGCCAATAGATTTTGAATAATTACTTAATTTTGTGCAGCTTTCGCAATCACAAAAACGTATGTTAGTATGTCCAATTTTAACCACATCATCTAATAAACGATTAAGTTCGTGCCACTGTTCTTTTGTTGGTCTAATTCTCTTCTTAACTTTTGACATAACGCTAATCATCCCATTCATCTTTGTCATATTTGATTTTTTCAATATCATCAACTTTGATTAAATAATATTCATCTATATCTTCTTCATACACTTCAATGAATCTCATTTGACTTTTTGGTAATCCTTTTAGGTCATCCTTGAACACTTTGACTTCATCAAATGTTTCCTCATTTTTATAAAATATAGTTACGGGAACTCTACGTTCGTTAACAATACTTGGATGAATTGATGGTGGATTTTGTATTCTATCTGGCACTGGATTTTGTCTGGACGTTCTTTTTGAAAATAACATTTATTTAGCCTCCACCTCTTCATCATTAAGGAATTCATCCCAATATTTTTGTTCAGTTTTAACAAAGTAGTGGTTTGATGAATAATTAACCTCATATAAATCGTCCATTTTATAACCTTTATCTGGGTCTAACGGTTTAAATTCATCAAGAGCAAAGCGTTGAACGCTGATATATTCAAATACGCCTTGGCTATATAAACTGGGTTCTGCTATGAATTCATCAATCATTGTTAAAATTTTATTTTTATCAAAAGAGAATCCTATTTCATATTCTTCATAATCTTCATACTGTCCGCCAGCTACATAAGCTCTGTAAATATATTTCACTTATTCCACCTCTTCATAAGTCTTCTTGAAGATTTCATTTTACTTACCCAACTATATCCGTTATCTTCTATAGCAATCCAGTCGTCTATATTCAACTGAAACGATCCTTCTGTGGTTTCAACAATAAAAATACTTTCGCCGTTTCCTTGAGTGAACTTTTTGAACTTTCCAATCCCATATTTTTTAATCATCTCTTCCGAACCATCAAATTGTTCAGCCTTGATAGTGGCTGTTTTGCGATATTCTTTTAGCATTGGTCGTCCTCCAATTTTTCTTACCTTTAGCCAGCTTCACTCATACCACGAAAGTATTCACATTGATAATCCGCTATTTCAATTTTTCTACCACGGAAGCCTTTATCTAAAACAAAAATAGTTCTTTCATCAATACGACCGAAGATATCAATTGGGGTCTTTGGCTTCCAACGTGTAATAACTTCTTTCACTTGATAAACCTCTCCGCTCGGGATTCTTACGTAATCACCAATTTTTGCTTTCATTGTTCGTCCTCCAATTTTTGCTGGCTTATTTATGTTTATGAACAATCACAAACGCTGTCATAATATCACGGCAAAAAATCACTTCACCAACATCTTCTATTTTTGTATTTTGTGGCGGAATAACTCTGCCTTTATGTTTAAAAATAAATTCGTTATTATCTTGTTGTTCCTTTTTCAGTTGAGACTTACTCATCTTCTACCTCGTCATTCATAGTGAAGGCCCTTATCCCAATATTCTGATTCTTCGTCAGTGTCAATTATTTCCTTCGCATTATCCATCTCTTGAATTTCATCTTTTAAAATATCAATTACGTCTACCGATTCATCATTATATTTTCTATTCAATAAATATTGTCTGAAATCTTCAATCGGTACGATTTCTTTGCTATACCAACATTCAATCCATCCTGAACCAGAGCCAACATCAAAAGTCACGTCTAAAGTGTTGTTATCAGCTAGTGTAATGGCTGTAGTTTCCCAGTAGTACCCATCGTCATAACCTAATTCAATTTGTGGCACATCATCTACTTGTTCAAAATCTGAATCGCTTGGTGTAACTTTTAACAGATTAACAATAAACTCTCTAAATTCTTCTTTATTTTCTACAATTTTGATTAACTCATCTTTAGTCATCTTCTATCTCCTCAAACTCAAGCTGTTGTACCCAATTCGGGAATTTCTCTAATTCTTCCTTTGTAAATTCTTGTTCCAAATAATCACGATATGCACAAGCAAATAATTTATCGTCCATCGATTTACTGATATATTGTTGGCCATTGTCTCCAATCATTCCTGGCAATTTCACACGATACTTCTTTTCTTTCTCAACCTCGTATCCATTGTCCCAAGCGCTAATGTACTTCCTAACATTTTCATCGCCATCAGCAGCAAAAAACCAACAGTACACATCGCTTTCCACATTCTGATCAAACGTGCTTCCTAATACGTCTCGCAAAGTGGAACCATAGTTCTTATGGTATTTAATATCAATAGCAATAAACTTAGGAATAACTACTTTCTTTGGTTCTTCTAACTTTTCTGCTAAACCAATTGCATAATCAAGTGCTTCGGCAAGGCCATCGGTATAACCTTCCCCATAACTATCAGTATTTTTTAATTTATTGTCGTCGTAATATTTTTGTAGTTTTTTTACATATTCATCTTTAGTCATCTAATCACCCTCCCTAAACCGTTTCATCACTGGGCGAAACTTAGCTTCTAAGCGTTCCAACTCATCAAGATACTGCGTTAATTCCATAACATCATACTTATCTTCCAACATTAGATGAATACAAGCATTCAGAGCACGGCTCATGTTGGAATAGTAGCCTTTTGTAGCGAGCATGGGTGAATTATCCTTACCAGTCTTAATCGCTCCGGATTCGTCTCTCACAGCCTTGAGTAAGGTGTAATTAGCATAGTTATCTACCTTTACTTGATAATCCTCATTAATAATTACAATCATTATATTTCCTCCAATAGTTCTGGGTTCTCATGCACGTTGCCAATAACTTCAACGATTGGCGGTGTCATTACCATTACCCTGTGCCAACTGTCTCCAATCCAGAATACGCCATTTTTAAAATTGACAACATCTATCACACTACTACCAATATATCCATCGTATCTATCAGGTTCTTGGTCGTAACCGTGAACAATATCGCCTTCATAGATATCCTTGCCGTTCACGTCTTTCAGGCCGATAAACTGCTCAAGCTCAAAATCACTTGCATCTAAGTCAGACAAGGTCAACCCTTTCAATTCGCCATAGTCTCTAATTGCCTTGCACTCGTTATCCCACGCTCTAAATTTAATCATTAAATTTCCTCCACCTTAAAATTAATCCCTAGTCCTAACGTGCTAAGTTCTGCATGCAAGATTGAAGCTTTACTAATTGCTCGTTCTTGGCTATTAAACGTAGTAGCTTCTTCACGTTCTGCATCTAACTTATGGTTGTGTTCCTCTAGTTTTTTATAATATTTATCATTTGCTAAATTCTTAATTACCCACACGTTGCTGATACCTCCGTTTACGATCTTCTTCAATTAAAATTTTTACTGATTTTTCAAGTCCTTCTAATTCTTCTATAGTCCAATGACTACCAAATAATTCCGTTACAATCTGTTCCATTGTCATTGTTTAATCCCTCTTAAAATGGTAATAATATTTCTGAAATCACATGGTTAAATTGCCTATTTGTTAAATTGTTCATAGCTCTGTGTACGTCTGGACGCTGATTAACTAAATAGTTAGTGTGGTTATTGATCCAAACAATAGTACTTATCATGTTTTGATTGCGTTCTTCAAAAGCTTCGTTAATAAAATTAGCCACAATGCGTTCTTCACTAGTTAAATTTTTAAAATTCATAGCTCCTCCACATAAATTTCTACTCGTGGTTCTTCTGAATAGAATTTGCCCATCTTAGCATTTACTATTAAGGCGTCATCTCTCCATATAATCCCAGTACAGGCATCTGTCACTGCTTTAAAGTAATTGTCTATGTCGGGTTTTACAGTCGGTCTATGAGCTCCTGATAGCCTCCTAGCACGTTCTGCTTTTGATATGCTCTTTTGTACTGGTCTAAATACATTTAGCACAATATATAACGGACAATCTAACGGTTCTCCGTGGTACTGTTCTCTAGCATATTGCGCTACTAGTTCCTTGTACGCTTTTGATTTAGGTGGATCATACGTGCTTACAAACTTCCCTCGACTAACAAATCTTGGACGTCCTTGTGCTATTGGTTCGCTTGGAATTGTTAATTTAATCAATTACTCGTATCCTTTCATCTTGCGATAAGCCTTATTACATTTAGGACACGGATTAACTTGTACTCCAATTGGGCTTTCAACATAAACTCTTCCAGTTCCTTCACATATTTCACACATTAGAATATCGCCATCCTTTTATCTTGAGTTTCTTTAAATTTAATAATTCCATCGTTTTTCATAACGCCTTTATACATTCGACTTAGCAGTTTCGGATTATAAATTTTGGATAATTCATCACTATTAAGATTAGTGGTTATAATCGTCCGATTTCGCTTGTTTAAGACGCCAAACAGTACTTGCTGTACATATTCACTTGCTTCTCTGTTATCACGCTTAAACGAAGCCTCACTGCCCAAATCGTCCAACACAAGCAAGCTAACCTCGCCTAATAAGTTCACCATGCGTGATTCGGTGTAATAACCATCGGGATGATTAAATGAATCCTTAATCAATCGCAACAGTTCATTGACTGAAACAAACAAGCATGAAGCGTTAGGCTTAATGTTCTCGTTAACGCCTTTAAGCATTGAAATTGCTAAGTGAGACTTACCAACTCCAGGGTTACCAGTAATAATGGTATTAGCTTGATAATCACGGTTAAGGTATTTGCCTGCGATCTGTCGTGCTTTTTTTAAATTAGCTTCTGCTTCTGTACCGCTATTGACCTCGTAGTTATCAAAACTTGCTTGCCATAAATCCTCATCATCTACGATCGAATCCTTTTTTAAAACATCCCTGAACCCTCGATGATAGTTGCTAAGCACACCCTTTAGCACTAAATCGTTCAAGTGCTGTTCTCGTTGTTCTTTAACACATAATGTGCAAAAGGGTTCGTGTTCATCACCTACTCTTACTAGTTTCTGATTAGGGTGGATTTTACAATATTCATCAGTTAAATTAGCTTGATTTAAAAGATTAAAACTCAAGTCCTCCATACGAATCACCGCCTTTATTTGTTTTGCTTTTCTTAACTTCTTGGTTTAAGTAGCTTTCAAATTTAGTACCAAATAGAGTTTCTGGTCTCAAATATTTAGCCATATCTGTACCACTCCATTCAGCTACTTTAATATCGATTACTTTCTTGAAATCTTCATCATTAAAGCCATCATTAAATCTTGCTTTAATTAATCGTTGTGTTTTAGATCCACTAGCTCGGTACTTAGTTCCTGCTTTTTCGTTCAGGTAGCTAATAATATCTTTAATTTTTTCCAAGTCGATATGCGGTTCATCGTTAGATGAACTATATATATTACTATCCTTACCTAACCTAACCTTACCTAACCTAACCTGTGGTGACGGTTCGTCGACGGCACGTGGACTTAACGTATACGAACCATTTTCATCTTGAGCTAATTGCTCTTTTCATCGCCATAAATTGTTGTATTGTAGGTATCTTTGCGGATATAATTGTGAATTTTCCAATCCTTAATTACCACCACACCAGATTCAAACGCGAATATAAAATTCTTAGTTAAAAGTAGTTTTAAATCGTCATCACTAGACCCAATCATTCTCTTAACTGTTTTGGCATTCGATACAAAGCCATCGTCATCAGCGTGCATATTTAAATGGAAGTACAATGCTTGCGATGATAGTGGCATATCCAAAAATATATCCGTATCTGTTATTTTCTTACTGAACATTCTTCTTTGTGCCAATTAATCACCTCCATAGTTCCCTCTTATGCCTAACTTTTGTAAATCTTCAATTTTTAACTTAATACCAGTAACTGGTACGTGATATTTCTGTGCAAACTTAGTCGCTCCAATTGATTCAATTTCATTATGATGAACTCTACATAATGCCATTACATGACGCTTTGTATGGTCGACTTTGTTTCTATTTGTCCTGCCAACAACATCAATATGATGGATATCAGCATACTCAGAACAAATCGTACAAACTCGGTGTCTACAGCATTGATAAAGGTAGTAGTCCTCTTCTTTCGGTAACAGATCATAGCCTTTTTTAAACGGCACTCGCCATTCGAACATGAAATCGATAACTAGGTCTAGTAACGTGTTAGCATCGCTAACAGACGATTCTGTGGCGTCTGATAAACTGATAGACTTGCCTGCGGTATAAAACTCGTATTGGGTATAGAACATTGATTTTAAAAATTCGCTCGGCACTACGAAGTAAGTTTCAATGTCATGGAGCAATGCAAAGAATAATCTTCGTTGCTGTACTCTTGCTCTCCTTGGGTCTGCCACTTCAAAATCAACGTAGAACTCGCCTTGCCCACCGCTTACTGTCTCCAAATGGTCTTGATTTAGTGGTCTATCGAGATGAATTATCAAATCTCTCCCTCGTTGTTCCGCTCTTGCTCTCTGCATTTACATCACCTTAGAAGGGGAGCTGATCATCTGAAATATCGATTGATTGTCCACCATTGTTAAATGAATTATTGACATTCCTCTTTATTGAATTAGCATTGTTTGTATTGCGGTTATCTGGTAAGTCAAAGTCTGAAACGTCAATTTGAAGCTGTGTTTTACCGTTATATTCATTGATTGATAAACTTCCAGTTATTACTACATGGCTACCCTTTTTGTAGAATTTTTCTACCGTACTAGCTCTCGTTCCCCATACTGAGCATCTAAACCAGTCAGTACCGTATTCCCCGTTATTATCAGGTCGATTCTGTCGTACTGCTACACTAAAGTTAGCCACTTTGTTTCCACTTTGAGTTGAGTTAACTTGTACATCATTGCCAATATTTCCAGATATAGTTATTTGTCGCATAATTAGTTACCCACTGTCCTTGTCTGTTTATTAAGTTGGTTAGTTACCAATTCGATTAATCCGATTGCAGTATCTTCCTGTAATTTTTCAATGGAATCTGACTTAACTTTTTTAAGATAAGCTTTAGAAACTTTTTCAATCGGTGTTTTGGTAACACTTGCCATACTGTTAAATAATTCTTTTAAAGTCTTCTTTTGTTCATCGTTTATCAATTCGGGTGCTTTTTGAGCTTTAACATTTTCTTGAAATGCGTCTGGATCTAAATCGTCTGTGGCTACATTGAAGAATTTTAATAAAAAATATTTCTCGCCATAAGTGAGTGCTTTCCCAACACCTTTTTCTCCAGCTGTGTCAATTCCTTGTGCGTACCACTGACATTCTAATTTTTCATCTGGATTATCTGAATTAACCCACGTCATAGTCATCATTAATTCAGTAAATATTACGGTAGATCCTTTTCGATTTTGGCTTGTTTCGGTGTTTTTATTAGTAATTTGCGGTATTAAAATTAATTTTTCTTCATCCATCAAACCATGAATTGCACCTAAGACATCTGAAGACCCAGCGTACGAATACTGTGAAGCTTGTTGGGATTTTTGAATGTATGGTACTTTTTTGTGGATATTTTGAAGCTTTTGATATAACGTTTTTTCACTCATGCTTCCACCGCCTTAACTGTTAACTTGTCTGCCTTACGTTTAGCTCTGTAAGGTAGTACCATTCCTGTTTCAGTATCGATTAACTGACCACCTTCACGAACAATGAAACGACCTTCTGCAACGTAACGTTTAATCGCCGAAACATCTGGTTCACGCTTAATCAAGTTCACATCGATATCAGCTAATACTTGAACCACTTCTTTAGGCTTCGTTTTATCCGTTTTAACCACCTTCCACCAACTGGCTTTGTTCGGATTACTTTTGGTACGAACATATTTCCAAGCAGCAGTTTGTAATTCTCGGCCTTGAAATAATTGCAATTCTTGTTGTTCAAGTTTTCCTATCTGGTCTTGTAACTCTTCAATTTGGATATTAATTTCAGCTTTTTCGTTCTTAGCTCGACGTAACTTCCGATCTAACTTAGTACGTTCCACTTCAAGTTCATCAATATTCTTCACTTGCGTTCTCCTTTCCGAATAATGCTTCAATTTCCTTGCGTTCTCGCTCTTGTTCGTATTCACGTTCATATTGTTCGAACTGTTGTTGATTCATTTGTGTTATACTTCCTTTGTAAATTATTTATTTGAGTCCGCTATTACCGTAGCGGGCTTTTTATTTTGAATTCTTAATTCTGAACGCCTCTTTTTGTGTATAATCGATATGAAAGGAGGTGAAATTATTATGCAATTTTCCAATGAACAGATAATGAAACTAATTGATAAACATATAGATGCTGCTTGGACTGAAGAATCTATTAAAGCAGAAATGAAATATGTTGCTTCCAATATCCAAAATTCATCTGATACCCAATTGAACCAAGAACAGATCAATGCCCTTGCTAATTCTCTTCAATACATTAACAAGGTCACTACGAAGCAAACATTAATCACCCTTTTTAATGTATTTACCGAGATGGGTATTTTTGTTGATTCAAATGACCAGAATTAATACTCTCTGCTTTAAGAATATTCATATTAGCATCATTTACTAAGTGCTCCTCGCTACCGCAAATAGCGTCGAGTACTTTTTAATTGGTTGATTAAAAACAAAAGGTTCGTAGCTATCACCAGTAAAAACATGTGTTTCATTTGGATTGTATTCAACCACTGCATTAATCCTATCTGTGTTGATGTACTTGCTATGATCAACTCGTACTAACTTCATTACTTCTCACCTCCCTTAATTGAATAGCCATAAATACCAGCTACTACTACTGAAATTAGATAAAACGCTAACTGTCCCAGACTCACTGTTACTACCATTACAATTCCTCCAGCCATTTATTAACTTTCGTTTTAATAAAAAAGTTTCGCTTAAGCTTGCTAGGCTCAAAAGCTGCTGCACTCAAGTTGTCGTTTAAAAGAAAAACATCAACTGAACTTTTAGAAACTCCTAAATACTCTGCTACTGTTTTTTTGTCCATTAGCATTGGATACTTGTCATCAGACAATCTGTTTTTGTTTACTGCCATTTCTATGCTCCTAACGTTGTTAGTCTGTCTGCTACATTGAATCGTACTGAACGGAATTTTCCGCTGAGTTAATTTTGTTCTGGATAGCTTCCAAAACATTGCAATAATTCTTTCCAAATCTTTAATCCCATTTATTTAAGTTACCCATATACAATCCAATCGGTAGCTGTAATGTCTTGAGATCTAGGATTCCAACGAACACTAATTTTTTTATCGTTTTGCATTATCAATATGCAGCTTGTAGTATTAGTAGGAATCATCCAAATGGGATTAGGCCCCCATGATTTACGGGTAATTCCTCTTTTTTGTTTACCAGCCTCTTTTATTGCTTCTTGAATATTCATATTGTTTTCCTTTCTAAATTCCTAAAACTTTATAAATTTTTTCTCGAACGCGTGTTGTAAAAATTAATCGCTAATTTTCCGATCTAGAGCTCTTTCAGTTACCCTGTTTTGTAATTCTTCAAGAAGAATTGATTCAAAACCAATACCATGCAAAAACCTTTCTTGGGCTAATTCATTTTTAACTTGAGCAAAGGTTTTTGTTTTATCTGAAAGTAATTCATCTATATATTTATTAATTTCAAAATTTATTTTCGCAGTTAGATTATTCATTTAGTTCTCCTTTATTTCCGTCACGAATTGCGACGGTATTTTTTTGAATATAAATTTTACTCGTCTTTTATTTCAATCATTGGTAGTATTCCATGTTCCTTTAATAGTTGATAAATAAATATATGGCCCTTTTGTGTCCACTTAGTTTGAGGTTTAATATCTGGTCTTCCGTCTCTGTGTGAATAAGGAACTGGGATAGTATGCGTATAACCGTTTTTTTGATATTTCTTATACAGGTACCAGCTTCCAGACTGGCTGTACTGAACACCTAACTGATTCAATAACTTATTTAATTCTGGAGCTGTCATACCATAATTTTTAGCAATCGAGGTTACCGTTACCACTCCCTTATTCGATAATATTTGATCGTAGTAATCTGCTTTAGGCTGAAGTTCTTCAACTCGTTGTTCAGCAATTAATCTACCGTTACGTTCGTTCTTCAATTTGGTTGCCAGACTAATAATCGTGTCAGGATTCAGCAAAGCCTCTTCAATCTTTTCATCCGTCATATAAGCACCATGCTTTCGGATTGATGGCAGAACTTCGTTTGTTACCCAATCTTGAAAACGTTCAGCCGTTTTATTATTTGCTTTAATCGCTAAGCGATACATTTGAGGTTCAGTTATGAAATCACCTTTCTCCACTTCTGGAGAATTTAAGTATTTCCTAACCCGATTCCATCGAACTACTGCGTTGCCACTTTTGGCAATGGTAGTTAAGCCCACACTCTTTGCTACTGTTTCAGCATCAAACACTAACTGGTCATTAACCAACTTGACTGGTACTTCGTTTCCTTCAAAGTTGAAATTTTGTAATTCATTCATATTGTTTTCCTTCTTTCGTGTGTATAATTTAATTAGTTCAATTAAAGGTGGTGATAATGATGGATGAAAAAGAATTTGAATCAAAATACGCCAAAGTTCTTGATGATTTTGACGATCTTTTTGAAACTAGTGAAAACTACACCAGAATTTCTGACGACGTTTTAAGAAACATTCCAGGTGCTCCCCTATCAGAAAAAGAATTTAGATTTGAACATTTATATCAAACAGAGCGTACTAATAATTTAATTAGACTTGCTTTGAAAAAGTTTTTACTGTCTGATTCAAAAGATTAGTAGTTTTATTTTTTGTCTTCATATTGAATTTTGGTTTATGTGTACTTTCACTTAATCCAATGAATTCTTTATTGCTTTTTAAGACTTCCGTATTACTTGCGATAATACGGAGGTCTTTTTCTATTGCCCATAAAACGTTAATTAGCTTCTTCATTTCATTCCCTCCTTTCTAGATTCCAAATTCATTAATCGTAAGTCGTAAAGATTTAAATACAGTTCTTTCAACTTTACATATGCTGAACGAGCAAACTTTAATTCGTCTTCATCTAATCGTTTGCCATTCTTTTCACCTAATAGAGAGAAAACTAATTTTCGTATATCATCATGTATATCGCCGTAATATAGTTTTGTGTGTACTTCCCTAAGTCCAAGGTTCCAACCAACATCTTCTATTTGATATTTTCTAGCATAAGGTCCGCCAATATCATAGAAAGGTAGAAGCTTAGTTGTTTCGTGTTGATCATTTACTGATTTAAAATCCTCTCTTTGGATCGCAACGTCTTTAAACACATTTACATAAGACAACTTACTTTTACGCATTTTGATGGCCTTCTCTAACTCTGAAACACCAACTTTATCTATTAATTCCTGTAACTGTTCTTGATTCATTTAGCATTCCTCGATGTGTAATTTATTCTTTATTGCTTTTATATATTCATCCGTTTTCTTGCCATGACGTTTGCCATTTAAAATATCTGATAATTGACTTTCGTTTATTCCAATTTCTTTTGCTAACCATTTTTGGTTTTTATCATTGAGTGCAAACGCTACTTTAACTTTTGTCCGTAATGTATCTGTCATAAATTTCCCTCCTTTTTATTTTTTGTTAATTAAATTCACAAATTATATTGACTTAAATTAGTCAATATACTAATATAAAAGCATACTAAATAGCCTATTAAAAGCCTTTCGTTTCTGCATCCCCATGCAAATAAAGCTGTTTTTGTTAAGGCGTTTTGTAAATTCAATTAACTTACAAGAATGAGTATATTAGTTATTTTAACTAAAGTCAACAGTTTTTTAGTCAAAATAACTAAATACAGACTCATTCATAGGAGAAATGTTGTTATGACGGTGTTTGATAGAATAAAAGAATTAGGAAAAAGACGTGGATATAATATATCTCAAATGGAAACAAAACTGAGACTTGGTACTAATTCTATTTATAATTGGAAAAAGCGTACCCCTACTGCCGATAATTTGGCTAAGGTTGCTAAATTGTTGCATACTTCTACTGATTATCTCCTAGGACTAAGTGACGATCCTGACACTGTCCAAAATGATAATAACGATATGACGAAAAATCAGAAATTAATTGCACATTCTATTGATCCAGACGTTACAGATGAAGAACGTGAGATTATTATTGGCATGGTAAAAGAAGCTATGAAATTCAGAAGACGTTTATAGGATGTGATTTTATTGACTGATTTAGAAAAGATTGAAGATATGTACCCTGAACTGTCTTTTTGGGGAATTGAAGTGAATCATCCTGCTTATCATGGTTCTATCTTTGGCAAGGAAGTTTATATAAATACATTACAAGATAGCTTAGACTGGCTCGTCACGGCACTACATGAAATTAGTCATTACGAAAATGACTATGGTAACTTTAACAATTTACGTTTACGAGGAACACTTGAAGCTGAAGGATGGGCTGTACGAGAGTCCAAAGTACGCATGAAAGCGGTTCTTGGCAAGAAATATGATTTTTACAAAGTTAATTAACCTTACGTCCAAATACTGATTGACGTTAAAAGCTGTATATATGGAGGAATTTTACATGAATAAGTTATTAGACAGATTTGATCCATTCATGTTTGTCGTCGGAATTTTAAGCATTTTCGTTGCGGTTATTTCTCTAAGAAATCCTCTAGCAACCTTTAGTGCGGTAGTCGTTATTGCGGCAATTACCGTGATTTTGTCCGGGATTTACAAATTAACCGTCCTTAGAAATGCTTTAGAAAACTCTGGATGGGTGGTTTTTAACGCGGTTATTGATATTATTATCGGGATTTTAATGTTGTTTAACGGAAAATTTGGGATTTTGTTTGTCGCAATTTCGTTTGCAATTATGTTTTTGATGGATTCGATAATATCATTGTGGCTCTCTAACGTTATTAAATTAGTTAACGAAAAGTATTTTATGGTTGACGTTATTTTATCCGTAATTGGTATTATTTTGGGCGTTCTTTTATTAATTTATCCAGCCTTTTCAATCCTATCAATCTATTACCTAGTAGGATTATTCTTTATGATTACTGGGATTGGTGCGATTATTCATTCGATTTAATTTGCTATTTAAATTAAATCGCCTTTCCCACTCCGGTGACTAGATACAGTCCGACTCTGTATGTGGGAATTACGTCCAAACACTGAAGACTTTAAAAGCCGTACATATTTGAAGGAGAATACATGAAAAAAGTACCCACTCTAGGACTACTATTGCTGATGACACTTTCACTATCAGCCTGCGGTTCAAAATCGAGTAAGGCAAATACAAAAGAGAACACAGATACGTTATCTAAAGCTAAGACCGACGTAGATTCTTTATTTACAAATTCTGCACATAATAAATTATTAGATGGTACCACTTTAGACAGCATAAAAAGCACTGAAAAAGAAGTTACAAGTCTTAAAGATTCTAGTACCAAAACCAAGTTGAAGAAAGATACAAAAACTGCGAAAGCTCTCTACCCTGCCTTTAAAAAAGAAAATACTCGGAAAGAATCAATTAGTACATCAAAAGTTGAAAGCTCAACAAAAGTTTCAGAATCAAAAGAGGCACAAAAAGCTAGTTCAGAATCAAAATCATCTGCTATAGCAAAGATCAGTTCCGAAAAAATAAATCATCTGAAAGCCATGAAGATGTTAAAGCTATATTATCTGAAATGACCAAAGAACAGTATCTAAATGTCGAATCCAAAGTACTAGAAAGAATGAAGTTCGATGATATTAAAAATCCTGGAGACCAAGGTGGATTAACACGTTTCCATAGTTCCATCGACAATCTAAATAATTTAAAAGATGATGCTTCTTCTGAATTAAAAAATGAAAAACAGTTTTTAACTGATGAGGATTACAATAATTTAAAGAAATATAATAACTCTCTTCAAAGCTATCTAAGCAGCTTACATGATTATGCAGTCACATATCAATCAGATATGCCCGTTATTAATGATTCTAATACAGACGAAGAAACTCGTACTGATAGTCAGACAGAAGTTAATGAATCTTCTTCTGATTACGATAACGCAAAAAATGAGTGGTTAGAACAATATAACGAAATTACTCAGAAATATTTCAACTAAAATTAAACTTCTTTCTTACTTCATATCTGCAATTCAGCAGACACGAATAGCTGATACAAATTAAGATAAATTATTAACCCTACGTCCAACAATCTGATTGACGTAAAAAAGCTGTACATATTTGAGGAGGGATATAGTCATGCTAGAAGTTAAAAATGGTAAAACATCCTTCTTGCTCGTAGGAATTTAATACAAATAACTATTTGGAGGAATTTAAATAATGAATATTAAAGAGTTTTTATATGTCGACGAAATTGAACTGAATTCAATTTTAGCTCAATTAGAAAGCGGTCTACCAACAGTGCTTCATGACATGCAAGAAGCATTATCCGCTAATAATGAATCTATTAAAAAATCAAAGACATCTAAATTTACTGGTGGCTTAAATGTTGGTGTAACTGGAAATGCTTCATATGAAAACAACAATTCGAAAACGCAATCAGATATACAACAAAATCTTAGTCAACAAGCTATTGATACAGTTTATAACGATTATGCGGTTAATGTGATTCTAAAAAAACTGGAATCGAATCAGTTATTGAGAACAAATTCTCATCAAGACGTCGGACGATTTGTAGATATAGCATCGCCATTCAAAATATTTAATTTCCAGAGTATGCATAGCCTACTTCATAACCAAAACTTATCAAAAATGGTTGCAAATCAGGATAGTGAAATTGACGAGAATGAACTTAAAGAACAGCTAGGCGCAATTACAGCCATGAGCTCAATGGCAGATATTTATAGTGAAGTTTTAAAGCATACTGATTTGATTTCTGTAAACAATGCAGTCGTTTTTGCTGAATCAAAAAACTTTAGAATGAATTCAGTACAAAGAAAAATGCTAGCACTTAGAGAGACTAAAATTCACATTTTTGGGATTGTAGAGTCAGTTGTCTCTGAAAAAGACTTAAATATAACAGAATTGGATTCTAGTGGTGAAGACTTATCTGCTTTATCTGAATTTTACAATCGGACAAATTTTTTCCTAATAAGTTTACTTGGAAAAGATATAATTAAAAAAAACGACAGGCTTATAAAGCCAATCGCTATTTATTTTGAATAGATTCAAATCTTTTCTGAACATTACCAGATATTTTTTTATTTTTATTAACAATATTTGACCTATTGTGGTCTGACTTAAGGAGTTTATCATTTAAATGATTATCAAATTGATTAAATATTTTTTGTTCAATTTTTAACTTTTTAAATATATTCATTTAATCTCCTCCTGTTCAGTGGGTATTATATCATAAATAAAGAAAACAAACTTTCATCCCCTTTTGGAGATTTTATTTAAAATAAAAGTCCAATCCCCCGCTCTGGTGACTAGATATAGTTCGATTCTATATGCGGGAATTATGGTTGCACTTAATACAATCATAATAATTACCAAAAAATAATATGGAGATGGATACTATGGAAGAAAAATTAAATGGTAACGATTATGGAAAACAAGCAACAATAGACGTTTTGACAACAAAAGATGTTGATGTTTATAAAGTTACAACTGGACATTTCGAAGCAGAAAACAAATTCGACAAAGATTCAGTTTTATTAGCTGGATCCAAAGTTAAAATTTCCGAATGGAAAATGAGTACTGGTAGTTTACGTATTGTTAGCTCATCAAGATACCAAAGTAGTGAAGAAAACTTTTACGTTATTTATTGCGATGAGAATGACACAACATGGTTTAAAGAATTATAGACTTTAAAAAAAGTATAAAAAGACACATCCACCACCGACCAAAGTAACGGATGTGACTTAACAAAACAAAACTACTTTAAGTAGTCCTCTTTTATATTGTCTATTTTAGCATTGAGGGCTACTTCCGAAAAGAGAACGGAGGTTCGCCATTATGGCATCATTTGAAAAAAGAGGTAAAAGAACTAGAGTTGTCGTATCCGTCATGCAGAGTGGCGTACGACGTAAGGTATCTAAAACGTTTGATACAAAGAAAAAAGCTAAGGACTGGGCAATTATGATGGAAGCTGATAAGCTTCAAAACAGAAGCATAATAGCCTCTAGTATGACATTTGCTGATTACTTCAAAATGTGGATGGAGACTTACAAGAAAAACGATATAAGACCGTCAACTTATAATACTTATATTTCAACATTAAGACACATAAAAGAATCGTTTGATGGGATTACCCTTGAAAACTTAACGTATTCCCTTCTACAATCTAAACTTGATACCATCGGTAAAACACTTTCTAAAGGCACTATGACTTTGATTGTGTCTAGAATTAAAGCTTGCCTAAAAGATGCTCTTTACGACAAATATATTTTAGATGATATCTTCACACGGCTTAAACCACATGGTATAGAACGTAGCAAAAAAACTAACGCTTTATCAGTTACAGAATTTGAAAAATTACAGGATTATTTATATCACTCTAAATTAGATAAAGCTAGCCTTGCGATCCTTGTAGCATTAGAAACAGGAATGCGAATTGGAGAAGTGCTAGCCTTGCAGTACAAGGACGTCTCTATTCCCTTTGACAACATTCATGTTAATAAATCACGTTCTGGGAATATTGTTGGCAAGCCTAAAAATAAAAATTCTGTGCGTGATATAAAAATAACTAATGAGCTAGCTAATATAATCAGCAATGAAAAAAACAATAGTACAGAATTTATTTTTAATTGCAGACGTCAAACAGTAAGAAATCGCCTCGATTCACTAATAAACAAGTTAGATTTACAACCAATAACTATTCATGGGCTTAGACACTCACACGCCTCTTATTTGCTTTATAAAGGTGTTTCAATTAACTACGTTTCGGCTAGACTTGGTCACGCAAATACAAGCATTACTCAAAAAGTTTACGCCCATATGCTTAAGGAAGAGAAGACCCGTGAACAAGATAAAACGATAGAAATATTGTCAGTGTCCCCAAATGTCCCCAAGGCGATAAACAAATGTTGA